AGCCGCAAGGAGACAGGCAAATGCCCGACTCGGATATTATATGAAGCAGGGGTACGATATTGAGACGATATAAGCATGGAAAAATACTTCTTGACAAATGGTTAAAATTTTGATATAATGATAAAATATAATTGGAAAAGGATATATAGAGCAACTAACGGGAAAGTTCGTGATATTATTACGGTGGTACATTCCCTTACCTATAATCTTCAACCAAGAAATAAAAGAGATAGGCTTTACAAGTATTATCAGAAAGACTTTACTGGACAAAGTTTCTTACTAAATCCAGAAAAGCTATTTTTACACCGAGAAGAATACGAGGATATCGAGATTGCACAGTATGTAGGTATTGCATCGCAGCGGTCTTATGCCAACTATAAACTCAGTAAAGATACCACATTAGACCTTTTCGAGTACGACGGAAAGGACATTATTTTATATAGTAACAGACTTCTAACAGTAAGTGGTAATCGTATACACTTTAAGTTCGAAGACATTAAGGAGTAAAAAATGGCATTGACATTTAATCAATCTAAGGGCGAAGCCCAAAAAAGCAAAGTGAAAAGCTATACCTATGTAGACGGAGATAATCAAGTACGTCTAGTAGGAGATATATGCTCAAGATATGTTTACTGGCTAAAAGGAGAGAATGACAAAAACATTCCTATGGAGTGTCTTTCCTATGACAGAGAAAAAGAAACATTTAATAATCTTGAGAAAGACTGGGTCAGAGAATATAATCCTGACCTAAAATGCACTTGGTCTTATGCAATACAATGTATTCATAATGGCGAATTACAAGTTTTTAATTTAAAGAAAAAATTATGGGAGCAAATTAGAGTTGCTGCTGAAGATTTAGGTGACCCAACAAACGCAGAAACAGGTTGGGATATATTCTTTAAAAGAGTAAAAACTGGACCTATGCCTTACAATGTGGAGTATCAGTTACAACCACTAAAAAGTAAGCCAAGAGCATTAAATGAATCAGAATTAGAATTAATTAAAGATTTAAAATCCATGGACGACGTTCTTCCAAGACCTACACCTGACGCTCAAAAAGAGCTTCTTGACAGACTAAGAGAAGGTGCAGGAAACTCAAACAATGAGTCTATTGAGGAGGACTTTGCATGATTGGAATAGGAGATACATTTCCAGATTTTGACTTAAACGGAGTAGACTGTGAAAACACAATTGCAGAGTTTGCTATGAGTGAAGTTAATGGCTGGTCAATATTCTTCTTTTATCCAAAGGATTTCACTTTTATTTGTCCTACTGAGATAAGTGGGTTCAATATAATAGGTGATGAAGCCGAAGTCTACGGTATAAGTGGAGACAACGAATTTTGTAAACTTGCTTGGAAAGAAAGTAATGAACAAATCGAAGATATAAACTTCACTTTACTAGCAGATTGTGGATTAAATCTAGCAAAAGAATGCGGAGTAACAGACGGAAAAGTTTGTTATAGAGCAACTATCATAGTAGACCCTAAAGGGGAAGTTGCTCATGTATCAGCTAATAGAGATGATACAGGAAGAAATGCAGATGAAGTATTACGAACCCTTCAAGCACTAAAAGCAGGTGGACTCACAGGCTGTGCTTGGCAACCAGGTGATAACTTCGTTGTATGATTCTTTTTACCGCTGATTGGCACATAAAGTTAGGTCAAAAAAATGTTCCGTTACCGTGGGCTTGCTCACGGTACGAACTTTTTTACCAACAAATACATGACGCCATCAAAAAACATAATATAACCCTTCATATTATAGGTGGAGATTTATTTGATAGAGTTCCATCTATGGACGAACTCACTCTGTATTTTGACTTTGTAAAAGGTGTTAATGTACAGACTATTATATTTGATGGTAACCATGAAGCAACTAGAAAAAATAAAACATTCTTTACAAATTTAAAAAGAGTGACAGAAGAACTCAATCCAAAAGTAAAGGTTATAACAGAAACTTTTTATCTTCATGATTGGGCTATTCTACCCTATGCTGACTTACACAAAAAAGACAGTATAGAAGATATAGATGATGTAGACTATCTATTTACCCATGTGAGAGGAGAAATACCACCACATGTAACACCAGAAGTAGATTTAGAGAGATTTGATAAGTTTAAGACTGTTTTTGCAGGAGATTTACATGCTCACGAGAATACTCAACGAAACATAGTATATCCTGGCAGTCCTATGACAACATCTTTTCATAGAAATCTAGTAAAGACAGGCTACATAGTGATAGACCCAGATTGGTCTTGGACTTGGCATGAATTTAACTTGCCACAATTATTAAGAAAAACTGTGAGTAACCCAGACGAAATGGTACAAACAGATTTTCACCATACTATCTATGAATTAGAGGGAGATATGGGCGATTTGAGTAATGTACAAAACTCAGATTTATTAGATAAAAAAGTTATAAAAAGAAAGACAGAGGCACAGCTAATTCTTGGCTCAGACATGACAATAGAAGAAGAGTTAGTAGAGTATCTCAGTTACATATTAGAATTAGAAGAACAAAAAATTAAAAATATTATAGGAGTATTTAATGATAAAGCTAAAGAAGCTGAAGTGGAGTAATTGTTTCAGCTACGGCGAAGGTAATGAGCTAGAATTAGGCTCTGATACTTTAACACAACTTGTAGGAACAAATGGAACAGGAAAAAGTTCTATCCCTATTATATTGGAAGAAGTTTTATTTAATAAAAACTCCAAAGGCATAAAGAAAGCAGATATTGCTAATCGTAAAGTTGGAAAAGGGTATGATATAACACTAGAGTTTAGTGTAAACTCAGACGAGTACGTTTTAGAGGTTATAAGAAAAGGAAATATAAAATGTAAACTGTGGGAAAATAACAAAGACATATCTTCTCATACTGCAACAAATACTTATAAAACACTAGAAGAAATTTTAGGTATAGATTTTAAAACATTTAGTCAAATAGTTTATCAAAATACAAATGCTAGTTTACAGTTTCTCACAGCTACCGATACTAACCGTAAAAAGTTTTTGATAGATTTATTACAACTTGATAACTACGTTAAGTACTTTGAAGTATTCAAAAACCTATCAAGGGAATGGAGTTCAGATATTTCCGTAGTGCAAGGGAAAGTAGCAACCATTGAAAAATGGTTAGTTGACAACAAATTAGAAAATATGATACTACTTCCAAAGATAAATCTACCAATTTACTCGGAAGAAGAAGAGAAAACTTTACGTTCTTTACAATTAGAATATGCAAATATTTCGGAAAAGAACAAAAAAATTAATCAAAATAATTACTATAAAGAACGATTACAGTCAATAGATATATCTGACCAATCGTACGAAGATAAAGAGTTACAAAGCTATGATAGCTTACAGTTAAAAGTAGGAGAACTACAAGCAATAGAGAGAAAACCAATATTTGCAGGAACAGACGAAAAGATATGTCCAACCTGCAAACAAGAAGTTAATATGGAATTAGTAGAAAACATACAAAATGAACAAAGGGAAGCGAGACAAAAAGCGAAAAACGAACTTATCCAAATTAGAGATGAGATTGATTCTATTAAATTCCAGAACGAGAGAATTATTGAACACAGAAATAGAAAAAAGGAATTTGAGGAAGTCTACAGAAGTATCGACCAAAACCTCCCCTCAGTTGTCCTATCCGCAGAAGATTTACAAAACCGTATTGAATCTCTTTCAGAAATAATAAATGATAGAAAAGAAAAATTAGAAGAGGCAATAGAAGAAAACAATAAAAGAGAAAGACACAATACCAGACTTTCAATAATAAAAGAACAAACAGAGAAATTTGAAACAGAACTAGAAGAATTATTTTTAAAGTTAGACCATCTCGAAGACAAACTTTCTTGTGCGGATATACTCAAGAAAGCATTTAGTACAAATGGATTACTAGCTTATAAGATAGAAAACTTAGTAAAAGATTTAGAAGAATTAACAAACGAGTATCTTGCTGAGTTATCAGATGGTAGATTCAACTTACAATTTGTTGTAATTAATGATAAATTAAATGTTGAACTAGATGATGATGGAAAAGCTGTAGATATACTATCTCTTAGTGCAGGTGAACTCGCAAGAGTAAATACTTCCACGTTACTTGCAATTAGAAAACTAATGAGTAGTATATCAAAGTCAAGAATAAATGTACTTTTCTTAGATGAAGTTACAAACGTTCTTGATGAAGCAGGAAAAGAAAAACTAGTAGAGATATTATTAGGAGAGGAAGAATTAAACACCTACATAGTATCTCATGGCTGGACTCACCCGTTACTCTCTAAAATCGAAGTAATAAAAGAAAACGATATAAGTAGATTGGAGTAAACGATGGCACTAGAATTTTCAGATGTGATAAAACCACAACCAAAAGAAAATATTCTTATTGTAGACGGCTTAAATATAGCATTTAGATGGAGACATCAAGGAATACTTGACTTTAAGTGGGATTATATAAGAACTGTTGAGTCGTTGGCAAAATCTTATGAAGCGGGAACTATAATAATTACGGCAGATGGTGGGAGTTATTATAGAAAAGACATATACCCTGAGTATAAAGCAAACCGTAAAGAAAGATTTGCCGACCAGACTGAACAAGAGCAGAAAGAGTTTGAAATATTCATGGCAGAATTTTCAGACACACTTTCAGAACTAAGAAATAAACATTTAGTATTTCAGTTCAGAGGAGTGGAAGCAGACGATATCGCTGCTTACATTACTAAAAATTTAGATAAGTATAGTTTCCAAGACTGTTGGTTAATATCATCAGATAAAGATTGGGATTTACTTATAAACGATAGAGTTTCGAGATTTAGTACTGTTACTCGAAAAGAAACAACAGTATATAACTGGGACGACCACTATGATTTTGATATACCTGATTATATTACTTATAAGTGTCTAACAGGAGATAAAGGAGACAACATACCAGGTATTACTGGAGTTGGTCCGAAAAGAGCTGTGCAGTTGATGCAACAGTATGGAAACGTGTTTGATATTTACGATGCTTGCCCTATAAATGACAGGTATAAATACATTCAGAATCTTAACGAACAATCAGAACAACTTCTGATGAACGTAGAACTAATGGATTTACTTACTTATTCAGAGGAAGCTATCGGAATTGACAACAAAGAAATAATTGATAAGGAAATTATGAGGTATGTTGATGAAAATTGATTATAGTAGAGACAAGTTATTAGATGATATGTCTATTCGTACTTTGTCGGATAGATATATGGTGGGAGATGAAAATAGCCCACAAGAAGCATTTGCTAGAGCAGCAAAAGCTTTTGCAGATGATGATGACCATGCACAAAGATTGTATGATTATGCTAGTCAGCATTGGTTTATGTTTGCAACTCCTGTATTATCAAATGGAGGGACTGATCGGGGTCTCCCAATCTCATGCTTTCTTAACTATGTTGAAGATAGTAGAGAGGGTATTACAGGACATTATGTAGAAAATGCATTTCTTTCGTCTTTCGGTGGAGGAATCGGAGGCTCTTGGTCTGATGTTCGTGCATCTGGAACAAGGACTTCTAAAGGCTCAGAATCCACTGGTGTTATACCTTTTGTGAAAGTAGTAGACGCTGAAATGTTAGCTTTTTCACAAGGAGTGACAAGAAGAGGAAGTTATGCAGGTTATTTACATATTTCTCACCCCGAGATAGAAGAGTTTCTTGATATGAGAAAACCTACAGGTGGTGACACAAATCGTAAGTGTCTAAACTTACATCATGGAGTTGTTATTAATGACAAGTTTATGGAAGTTATACACAGAGCGACAAAAGAAAAAGACTTTGATGATTCGTGGGAACTAATAGACCCACACTCAAAAGAAGTAAAGAAAGTAATAAGTGCTAGAACAATATGGGTAAAACTGCTTCAAAATCGCATGGAAACTGGAGAGCCTTATGTTATGTTTGAAGATGCGGTAAATGCAGATTTACCTGAGTTCCAAAAGAAAAAAGGATTAAGAGTTCATCACAGCAATTTATGCTCTGAGATTACTCTTGCAACAGATGATGAAAGAACAGCAGTATGTTGTCTATCGTCTGTAAATTTAGAATATTATGACGAGTGGAAGAAGATACCCGCATTTATACCAGACTTGGTAAGAATGTTGGATAACGTACTTTCACACTTTATAGAAAATGCTCCTGAACAACTAGAAAGAGCAAAGTTTAGTGCTATGCGAGAAAGAAGTATAGGATTAGGAGCGATGGGCTTTCATGCCTATTTACAAAGAAACGGTATTCCTTTTGAGGGAGCTATAGCTGCTGCTGTGAATGAAGAAATGTTCTCACAGATAAAAGCTAGTGCGCAAACGGAAACAGAGAGACTTGCAGTAGAAAGAGGTGCTTGTCCAGACGATGATAGCTGTTCAGTTAGAAATGCTCATCTATTGGCGATTGCCCCTAATGCAAGTAGTTCTATTATATGTGGAAATACAAGTCCAAGTATAGAGCCTTATCGGGCTAATGCATTCACTCAGAAAACTAAAAGTGGTTCGTTCTTGCAAAAGAATAAATACTTAGAAATGCTTTTAGAAAAGTATGGAAAGAATGATGAAAATACTTGGAAGGATATAGTCACCAATAAAGGAAGTGTACAACATCTTGATTTCTTAACAGAAACAGAAAAAGAGGTGTTTAAAACTGCTGTTGAAATAAATCAGTCTTGGATAATTGAACACGCGTCAGAAAGACAGAAGTATATCTGTCAGGCACAAAGTGTAAACTTATTCTTTGCCCCTGATGTTCAGAAAAAAGAACTACATAACATTCATATGTTAGCATGGGCGAAGAATATGAAAACATTGTATTATCTAAGAAGTGAGGCTATTTCGAGAGCAGACAACGTATCAAATAAGATAAAAAGAGAGATAATCTTTGAGCAATCAGATTGTCTAAGTTGTGAGGGATAAATGTTATTAGAGGAAAGAAATTATTATAAACCTTTTAGTTATCCATGGGCTTTTGAGGCATACAAGAAGCAACAGCAGATGCACTGGTTGCCTGATGAAGTTCCTTTACAAGATGATATAAAGGATTACAATGAAAAATTAAGTCCTGATAATAGATTACTTTTAGATAATATCTTTAAGTTTTTTACTCAGGCAGACGTTGATGTATGTTGTGGATATGCAAAGCACTATCTACCAACATTCAAACAACCAGAAGTAAGAATGATGTTAGTAAGTTTTGCTGCTATGGAAGCAGTACATCAGGAAGCATATTCTTTGCTACTGGAAACTTTAGGTAAGTCTGACGATATGTACCAAGACTTTATGGATATTCAAGAAATGGTAGAAAAGCATGAATACTTAAGTGATTTCAATATGCAAGATAAATTCAATATTGCTAAAACTATGGCAGTATATAGTGGATTCACAGAGGGTGTTCAACTTTTCAGTAGTTTTGCTATACTATTGAACTATCCAAGACATAATTTAATGAAAGGTATGGGTCAGATTGTGACATGGAGTATTCGAGATGAATCTCTCCATGTAGAGAATGTATCGAAACTATTTCGAACATTTATAGCAGAGAATCCAGAGTTATGGACAGATAAGTTAAAGTATGAAATATACTGTGCTGCAGAAAGAGTTGTAGAACTAGAGGACAAATTTATTGATGTTTGTTTTGCAAATGCAGACATTCCTGATTTAACAGCAAAAGAAGTAAAAGAGTATATTCGTTATATTGCGGATAGAAGATTACTTGGACTAGGAATGAAGAATATATTTCATAGTACTGAAAATCCATTGCCTTGGATTGATATGCAAGTTAATGCGGTTGAGCATACCAACTTTTTTGAAAACAGAGCTACCGAGTATGCTAAGAGTAGCACCCAAGGAAATTGGGAAGATGTATTCTAAGGAGAAATAATGAGTACTCAAGAAACTAAAAACGAACCAGTATTAATGCTGGACGATAAGAAATACCTTATAGAAAATCTTTCCGATGATGCAAAACTGGTTATAGCTGCTTTGCAAAATCTTGGTGTTCAACAACAAGAACATCAAATGCAAGGACTACAGTTACAAGCTGCATCAGAATCATTATCTAATAAATTAAAAGAATTAGTTGAGGATTCCCCATCGGAAGATGAGATTGGAGAAGATACTCCAGTAATGTAACAAAGGGGCGAAAGCCCCTTTTTTTTTCTCCATCAACCACAATATAATACGCAAGATACTAATTTAATTCCAGTATTTGAATTACCTATTGTGACTTTTCCTATTGTTTTACTTCTAATAATATCGTCTGATTGAACTTTAGCTGTTCCATCACCATTTGATT